CAAAGTTAAATCTATTTCTTTATATAAAAAGAAAATCAAGGATACGTGCATTGATGTAAATTTTAATAAAAAAATAACAATTCATAAAGCTATTGAAATTATTAAAATGTTTGAAATTAATTCTCCATGGGTAAATAATGAACAATTTCATAATATGCCTTGGAAAATAATTTTTACTAAAGATGATAAATATGAAAATGGTTTACCACATACTAGAAGTAGTAATAAATATGGACATATTATTGTTTTACCCATTGATCTTTTGAGATCAGAAATACAGTTAATAGATACATTATTTCACGAACAATTACATATCTATCAAAAAACATTTTCAGATGAATTTATAGAATATATAAATAAACATTATACTAAAGTTAATGATATTGATAAAACAATGATGCGTGCAAATCCAGATATAAATAATATAATATATAAAAATAAGGATGGAAAAACATTATCTTGTATATATAATTCAAAAAATCCATCATCATTATCTGATGTCACATTCACACCAGTAAATAAAAGTAAATACGAACATCCATTTGAAAAATTAGTGTATGATTTGGTTAAACAAATGATTTAAATATTTGGATATTGATAATAATAGAATTATACCATGTGTGATAAACGAAAACAGTGTATAAATTGTGGAAGTAAAAATCATATATCAAATACATGTCCATGTCCAATTACTTCTTATGGAATTATAAATATAAATTTAACTGATGAATTAAAAATGTATAAAGATGAACTTAAATCTATATTCAATAATCCTGGCGAACATATTGACATGGATGAATTTAATGAAGATGAAGAAAAAACTAATCTATATGATGAAATATATCAAAACGTGTATAAATCATTATTATTTTTATTGGTCTCACGAAAACATTCTCTAGGTTATATTGAATTTATTAGAGGACGATATAATATAAAAGAAAAAGAATCTATACAGCATTTATTTTTACAAATGACTGAATATGAAATAACAAGTATAAAACAAGAGAATTTTGACATATTGTGGTGTCGATTATGGAAAAAAAATGCTAAGAAACAAGTATATGATAAAGAATACCAAATGTCAAATGAAAAGTTTACTTTTGTTAAGGAAAATATCAATCTGCAAATTTTTAAACCAACATTTCCAACATCAGAATGGGGCTTTCCTAAAGGTCGACGCAATACTGGTGAAAATGATATAGATTGTGCTATACGCGAATGTTGTGAGGAAACAAATTTATTACGATCAGAAATGAATATATTACAAAGTATCAATCCTATTATTGAACAAATGGTTGGAACAAATGGTGTTGAATATAGACATATCTATTATATATCTATAATAGATAATATTAGAAGATTGAATACAGATACAGATTTAAATTCACATCATTATATAGAAATAGATACAATTGGATGGTTTAAACGTGATCGTGTTCGTACATTAATTCGTCCTTATCATGTTGAAAAATTAAACATAGTAGATAAAATAATAAATTTTTTAACATTTGCTATATATTGTAAGAAAAATAAATCTTAATTTATATATTATCTGGTAATAATATATAAATGCGAAGAGTTTTAATGTTCATTATACTTTTAATGGTTATATATATGGCTATGTTTCATATTGATAAGAAAAGAATAGGTTACATTACAATGACATTTTATATGATGTCCTTGATATCATCATTGTCTAATTTATTAATTAGATATACATAATAACTTGTTTTAATTGGTTGATTAAAATAAAATAAAATAATATTTTTAAATTGTATATTATTTTATTATATGGGCAATTGCTTTGTTAGTCCTAAAAGAAATAAAGGCAATATATTAAGTGTCACAGAACAAGAATTAAAAGTACGTAAATTAAATATTAAAAATGATGAAAAATATAATAATATAAAACTTGATAATTCATTTTATTGCAATACTATATACTCGAGATATAAAACACATATTTAAATAATATTCTAATATAATGAATGAAATAAATTTATTTAAATTTGTTAAAAATCAAGAATGGGATAAATTTATTGAAAATTTAAATAAAGACATTGATTTAAATATTCAAGATGAACATTCTAACTATTTAATACAATATATTATTTTATATAATAATATTCCTGCATTACAAGCAATTCTTAAATTTGATGTATTTATTGATTGGTTAGATATCGAAGGAAGATCTATTCTATTTTTACCTATAAAGTACGGATATATTGAAGTTATAAAAATATTATTAGAATATGATGAAAAAAATATTGGTATATTCTTGTTAAACATCAAAGATACAAAAGAACTTTTACCAATACATTATGCATTAATGTTCAAAAATTTAACAATATACAAATTATTAATTAAAAATACTAAAATTTCAATATTTGATAAAAATAATAATTCATTATTACATTTGGTACCAAAAACTAAGAAAATCGATTTTTTAATTCCTCTATTTACTAAAAATATTAATTTAGATTTTGTTAATAATACTCATGAAAGTGCATTGCATATATCATGTGAATATGATTTAGAAGATTTTGTTACAGCATTGGTAGATAAAAAATGCGATGTCAATATTAGAGAAAAAGAATATGGTTTTCCAGCAATATTTATTTCGTTGTTAAATGGCAATACAAATATAGTCAATACAATACTTGATAGTTTACATTATGATATTAATTTATCTGATCACACTGGAAATACATTATTACATCTTGCTATAGTAGAAAATAATTTCGAAATTATCGAAAGATGTATTAAAGATCCTAAATTAGATTATAATATTGTAAATTTAGATGGTAATACATATTTGCATTTATTGATGGAAAAAATTAAAGAAAATAGTGAAAATATTGATAAATATGATATAAGAAAATTTATAGAATATAGTATATTAAATGTCCAAAATAATGATGGTAATACAGCATGGCATTATATGGTATCGCTAAATATTTTCGATAAATATAGTGAATTACTAGTCAATAAACCAAATAATTTATTCATTAATAATAAAAAGGATGTTACACCTTTTTCTTTAGTTCATTCAATTAACAAAGTAAAGTTAATAGATATTGTTTCACAAAGTTATTTCAACTTGCTTAAAACAGCAACATGGAATTCTGAATGGGAAAATAATTGTGTTAATGTAGTAAATCCAAAAAAATGTATGGACAAAATTAAAGAATTAATTAATAGTGGTCAATCATCTGTACCAATTAAAAAAACATCTTATTGTATGAATATTGAAGATCCAAAATTTGTTTCTTTCACTACTTTTACCGGTATAAATTTTGATGTGATAACTTCTTATATTGAATTAATAAAAAAGTATCCTTCGCTAACAACTTCTATTACGGAAAACTTTGTTAAAAATGGTGAAGTAGAAAAATATTATAATAAATTGGGTATTACAAAAGATTTAGATAATGAATATTTGAATTTTGAAATCTTTTGGATTTTTCAACAAATTATTTTTCCATTAAACTTTGAACATACTATAAGTGCATTTATTAAATCTGATAAAGTTATAATGGCTGTACCTATAGCTATTGAACTTGATTTAGGTGCACATGCTAATTTATTAATAATTGATAAACGATTCAAAGTTATAGAACGTTTTGAACCAAATGGTAAAAATGAACCAATACATTATTCATACAATGGTAAATTATTAGACAATTTATTAAAAATGTATTTTACTAAAATCTTATCATTAAAATCTTATACTTTTTTGTCACCTAATGTTATTCAACCTACAATAGGATTTCAGAGTTTAGAAGTACATGAAAATGATAAAATGAAAAAAATAGGTGATCCTGGTGGATTTTGTGTTGCCTGGTGTTTATGGTATTTAGAACAACGAATAAAATACAATATTAATCCTATTAAATTACCCTTAAAATTAATTATAAAAATAAGATCAAATAATATTTCATTTAAGAAATTAATAAGAATGTATGCAAATAATATACTAAAAACTAGAAATAGTATATTAGATCAAATGGAATTAGATATAAATGAAATAAGAAATAATAATATAACTGAAAAGCAAAAATCGGAATTACAACAATTAATCAAGTATGAACTTTTAAACGTTTAAGAGCATAAACAATCAATGTAATAAAAATAAAAATATAGAATAAATCTGTATAATTAGTAGTGGTCATATCATATTGATTATTATAATATGTATCGACTTGTTCTAATGTTCTTTTATTAGGTGATAATCGTTCATTGTGTAAATTATGTAACCATACAATTACATTCTGTTTATTTGTAAAATCTAATGATGACAATTTAGTTTTTTCTATATATTTTCCCAAATGATCTTGGCATTTTTCACAAGGAAGTAAATAACTCAATGTTATAAAATAAGTTTTTAATTTATTTTCTAAATCTTTATCAATGGTATTAGGTAACGATCTAACCATTGTTTCTAAAAAGTCCCATTTCTTTGGACCCCATATTTTTGGATCAAAATTTGTTATGGTCATTATTACTTTGAGAGAGAAAAAATTTTAATTTTACTTTATAATATGGATTTGTTAAATATTTTGATATGATCATACGTGATTCATTATTAACACACGACTTTTGTTGTAAAATGTAATCGCATAAATCTGAACTAAAAGTGCGATAATCATTCTTTTTATATGTTTCTACTTTATTTTTTAATGGCATATTGAGTTTTTGTGATTCAAAATCAACATATAAAATTTTATTATTTCTTACAATAGTAAAAAGTATTGATTTATTTATTTGACATAAGTAAAATAAATGACTGTTAATATTAACATATTCATTTATTTGTTCATTAAATATTAGACAATTAAATATTGGTGAATTATTTATTTCTACTATTGTATCATTTTTTCTAAATTTTTTAAAATTTGATAATAATTTTGGATATAAAGTCATATGTAACAAATTTACATCTGCTAGTAATTTATTATCAATTTTATAACAACTATATGCAAAATTAATATATATACTTTTATAATAAAAATACATCATAGGAATAATTCTAGTATGTTTTGTAGTAGAATATGATGTTATACCAACAAATTTAATTTTATTATTATCATTA